GACCAGGGTTTCCTGCCCGATCTGGCTTGGAGCGGTAATCGCTGCTACGGGTCAGAGACTTGTCTGTATACGAAGTCTCACCACCTTCGGCGTAGGGCTGATACACGTTGTACTGTGCAGGGCCCATTGAAAGTGTGTCGTTGCGGCTCGTCTGCTCGTCGCGCATGGTCGTACGGGCCGTCTTGAGGAACTCTGGACGACCCTCGGCGCCAGTAATGGCGCCACCCTGACCCTGAGCACGGTTACGAGCCGGATCACGGTGCCACGTCTTGGTCTCCTTGGCCTGGTGCGTAACCTCACCGAGCCCACCTGCTCCGCCACTCTTGACGAAATAGGCTGCGGGACCGTTGCGGCCTTCGAGCGTCGTAAGGCGCTCCTCGTTGACGTTATTTGGCAGAACGCGGAAATACTGGTGGAAACCACCTGCCGCTGGAACATCCGCCCCAACGCCCAGACCTGGGCCGATACGGCGCCGCTCGATGGGCTGTAGGTTATTCATCTTGTTCGTCACATACTGGCGATTGCTCAGGTCATAAACGGGCTGACCGAAAGGAAAACGGTTCGCATCTGGCACCGTGTCCTGGAGATTAGGAACAGCCTCTTTGGGCTGAAGACGCCAATCACCGATGCGACGACCGAGATTGGGAGTCATGACGCGAAGATCAAAGGCGTCCTTGGCGTGATCACGGGCATTCGCTGCGAGGTCAATATCACGACGGGTAATTGGTCTAGTGGTTGGCAGTGGTTTACGCTCGACTGGCTTTTCTTCTGAGCCATCTGAGAGACGCTTACCGGCAAACACAAGACCTACAACTGCGGCGAGGGCCAAAGGGTCCATCTATTAGTATTACATAGGATTTATTTTACTTTTTAAAGTAGCGCTGAACGAAACGGGTGTTCTGGTCATCTGCATAAGTGCTGATGGGGTCCCATGGCATGGTGCGCAGTGGGAGGTTCACGTATGTGTTGGGAAAGTCGTAGGACTGCTCAGTCCAGTTCTTCTTCCACGCCGTAGTGGTCTGCTCACGCAGGTATGAGCTAGTATCGGCCAGGTCCTCAAGCACAACGGTCGCCGGGCCCATGTGAACGTTGGGCTGGAGAATAATAGGGGCCGCGTCAAGACGTGGCATTATTAATTTTAGTTGCGAAAAAAAGCCTAAGAACCGTACCCACCTCCGTTTCCTGCACGCATCTGGACACGCTCTGGGAAGTGGAACTGGAAATTGTCTGGGTCACATGCCCGACCGCCCTGATCCTTGCACATCGGCGCAAACTGTTTGCCATAGGCGGCGGTTGCGAACGCATTCTGATCATTTGGAATCGTAGTGGACGCTGTTGTGTAAAAATTGCGCTCTGCATCGCGAACACGCTCAAAGGGATGGATGTTGCTCCACGCCGCCTGAACCTCGCCGCGGACACTTGGGTACCACGCCGCTGGTGGCCGGTCTGGGTTCTCCGTGTAATCACTCAAAAGCACGTTCGCCATGGGATTATCGAGCGTGGGCATCGTCACCTCGTCGCGTAAAAGATTAGAAGCCCGGTCATCGGCATAAGCTGGACGCAGACGGCCGTCGGTAATGAGGTTTGAAGTCCACATGTAATAAAGAACACCGAGAGCCAAAGCGCCAAGAGCAAACACGCGAGGGTCCCGGTTAATCAGGTAAACGACGATGGTTGCGTATAAGATAAAGCGGGTCGTCGAAGCGACGCGTTGTTTGGCCGACTGACGCGCCGTTGGCCAAAAATTCATGAGCTCACTCGTCTTGAAAATATCTTTCACGTCCATTCTGATGTTTACTTAGAAATCTTTTTGGTCACCTTGCGTTTCGTCTTGGGAACCTGCCGAGGGGCTGCACGTTGCCCGGGTCCCGCACCCCCGAGCATCGCAGCAAAAGGGTTGGCACCCCCGCCGCCTCCACTGAGCATCTGGGAAAGCATGTTGTTCATACCCGCCATGAGCGAAGCCTCGTCAATCTGTCCATTTGGGGCCTTTTTCATATTTTTGGCGCAATTTTCAGCGGCTGACTCAATCATACTCAGAGTCTCTGGAGGGAACATATTGATGGTCGTGCCGAGCATGTACAGCGTCTGGTAGTACTGCCAGATGGCCGCCTTGGTGTTTTCGGTACAGTCCTCAGTGGTCCAAATATTGTGGAGATTGAGGTTGGCTGCGACGGGGTTGGTCTCGCAAAAGAACGCTGGGTCCTTGGCCATCATCTGGGAGACCCACGGCGTAATATCCTTCATAAACTGGTCAAAGGTGGCCCGATTCATAGGAGCGGCCTGGACCTCCTTGATCTTTGGCTCATCGGGGAATGTCTGCGCGAGTTCACCGATAAACTGACCCATCATCTCGTTAAACGCGGCGAGGGTGGTCATTTATACTATTTTATAGTCTATTTCTTTAAAAAGGTTCCTTCATAATTGGCTCGTGAGCCCCTTGGCCCTGGCTGACGATAAAGTAAACCAAAAGACCGACCAGGAAAGCATTCTTGAAATATTCCGAGTTTTTAACCTTTCCTTCGTTATTCATCTTGGCTTTGATGTACACGTAAGCCACAACGGCGGCGGCGGCGATAATTGCTGCACTGAAGGGCTCTTTGAAGTAGTGCTCCATAGTCTACTAATTTCCAAGATGTTATTTAGTTTGATTCCTCACGCGCCGAGCTTCTGAATCTTGGTTGGGGCGTCGTCAAACAGAGTCTGCTCTGGGAGAGCGGGAGTTCCTCCTGGCGTCGCTCCTGGAACCTCTGGAGGCGTGAGGCCATTCGATGCGGTCACGACAGTATCAACGCCACCTGGAGTCTTGCCAATTTCCATACCCGTATCACCACCCCCCGCTGTTCCCGCGGCATCATTCGAAGTGGGCATAGCGTCAAGTTCGTCCCCTTCACCAATTTCAGGGACCTCATCGTCCTGCTCTGGATCATCTTCATCGTGATTCATATCGAGGTCGCCGCCCGACTCGGGGAGCGGCAGATACGTGTTGAGAATTTCAGCCGTGGGCACGAGGTCCTCAATCACGAGACAGATGTGACGGTGAAAACGCTTGTGAAGGTCCTCGTTGCGCTCAGCCTCGGTATGATCCTCGACGATGATGTACGGGCTCTCGTAAAGATCCTTGGCACACGCCTCGTAGCACCGCTGAACGAAGACGTCATTTGCGGGGAGTTTTATCGAAATCTTCTTGGATTTCTTATCGGTTCTGATGGCGCTCAGAATCTTGACGTGAATCACGAACACAGCCGCCAGAAGGTTGGGGAACAGAGGCTGGTTCTTGACGATCGCTTCTGTATTTTTGAGTGAAATTGAAGAGTTCCAGGTCTTGACGCCCCGAAGGAGCTCCTGGAAGACGCGGGGCGTGTTCTTGCCCTGAGACTCCTTCTTGGCCTCGAGCCATATTTCCCAGAATGCCTCAATCATCACGGGAATCATGGCGTCACAAAGTTTCTTGGTAAATCGGCGCTCGGACTCGTTGAGGATGTCCATCCTTTGGTACAGTCGGAGAATTATTAACAGGCTAATTGACGTACACCCCCTCACATGCCGCCTTCCAATACTGAACCTCTTCCTCAAGTTGGTGGATTCTGTTGAGGAGCTCCACCTCCACCTCCTCCTTGTGAACGAGCCGACGTTTCAGACGTTCAATTTCATTCTCAAATTGCTTGGACTGGACCCGAACATCCTTCACCTCCTTGGACGCCTCCCAGGCCAAGTGCATTTTCGACTTTTTGTGCTGAGCCAAGTTTTTATAGGTAAAATTGGGTCTGCACGGACACGTCAAAAGGGTGGAAACTTCCATTAATAAAAAATATTTGTTACTTTTAAATGCAAAACTTGGAGCGCTACCTGTTGTGGGGTGCCATCATCGTCCTATTTATTCTGTTCTTCTGGCCACGTTCATCTATGTACTCAGGCGAACCCAAATCTATAACTAAACTCGACGAATTTGCTCCACTGAATGACGACATAAAACGCCTTTACAACGACCACGTACTGCGCGCCACCAAGGCGGTGATGAAAACCTATAACAAGTGGTGGATGGATATCCCAGTGGATAAAAAGTCTATTATAATTGCCCGGATAAAAGAAACTGCGGATCAGGTTGTATCAACTGCTGAATCAGCCAGGGCAACGAACGGTTTAGACGTTTTCCAGCAGATGATGGGTCAGACTCCTCAGGTTTCAACGTCACCTGGGTCTGCTACATCTAATGCTTCAGTTTCAACCTACATGATGGAACCATTCATGCCAATGAGATCTGGATTCAGCTTAGAAGACACGTTAAATAAGGTGTTACCCAAGACGTCTGGATTCAGCTTACAAGACACGTTAAATAAGGTGTTGCCTAATTCTTCTTCGTAATTCTCAATTTCTGAGCCGTTTTTTGGAGGTTGACGAGGCTCGGCAAAAACACATTCGGTTCTGAAATTTCCGCTTCTGTGTCCTCTTCTGGTTTTGTGTGTCTCCAGGTCACCTTGAGGTCTAGTGGTCCTATGAGTTCCACTTTGTACCCGAGCCGACCCAACTGTCTGGACATGTAAACGACCGTCGTAGCCAGGTCGTACCGCGGGTATCCTACTAGAAACGTGGGGACGGTCACGATCGCATCCTTCTTTCCGAGCTCGACAGAATTTTTAATTTTCCTACAAAATTGCTCAAGAAGAGCCTTGTAGTATTCTTTCTTCACAGAGGCCCTCTTCTTTTCCGCAGCCAATATATCTTTGGCCGATGGAACAGAATGTTCCATCTCTAGTATTCACATGCGATAAGTTGGTGCTGGACCGGGCGCAGGGGCCGAAGAACCACTTGCCAGTTCACGGGGCGTACCGATAAGACCTCCGGGGGTTCCCTTGTTGGCGCTAAGCGCATCCTTGAGCTGACGATCTAAGTTGGCCTCAATCATTTCGTAGGGCTGATACTTGTCTGGGACGTAGGCTGGGTTCTCAGCGTCACCCGTTGTGGCAGTCTCTGACTGGCTCAGTACCGTCACTGAACCGTTAGGCATAATCTGCGCCTTGACATCATATTGGGTACCGAAATAGTTTTCAGTATTGAAGAACATGAACCGGGCATCGTATGTACTGTCCCCGAGGCTCTTAATGTAAAGAGTCTCAAGAGGATATCCCGCATTCTTTTGGACCGCCTCGAGGATAACCTGTGTCACGTCAGGTGATACAGGCGCATCTGAAGGAACCATGGGTGCAGGAGACGCACCGTCAGTATACTTCACGACCTGACGACCGTTCCAAATTAGAAACAAAATTATAGCAACCAGGAGCAGTAGAACAAGGTCCTTCATATTACCATTTGCTGCGAAAAAAGATTCGATGAAAAAAACTCTGTAAATTCAAATGGCCTTACTGGTCTATTCAGACAAGTGCAAGTGGTCTCAGGAAATACTCGTGTACATCAAGACCCAACCGGCCCTCCTCGAGATTGTCAGATTTTGGAACATAAATGAACAGGGGATTCCATCGAACAAAATCACGCGGGTCCCAACTCTTGTGACGAACGACGGTAAGATGCTCGTGGGTAAGGAAGTTAAGGCGTGGCTCGAGTCTATGGTTCCATGTGACTTTGAATCATGGGATTCGGGTGTAGGAGCCAATCTAGATGGTACGGAAAATCCTGGACTGTTTGAGTTTGACCGGTACGGTGAATCACTCCAGCCCCGCCTGACACCTGAATTAGAGGCGAGAATTGGAGGGGACGTCCAGGATGCGTACCAAAAGGCTGGACAACGTTAGTGACTTAGAGAATTGTAAACTTATGAATTCAAGAATGCATCTGAAGACGATTCAGGCTTCGGCTCTGAAATCGGTCTTCGAGGTGCTCAAGGATATTATCAATGACGTCAATGTGTATTTCACCCCAAATGGGATCCACATTTTGACACTGGATACTGCACGAGTAACGCTCGTACATATGAGTCTAGGGGCGGATAATTTTGAAGAGTATGAGTGCCCGACAGACGTGACTGCGGGTTTGAATATGGCTAACGTGTACAAGCTGCTCAAGAGTGTGTCTGGTCAGGACACTTTGGACATTAGCATCACGGGCCGGGACTACATGGATCTTCTCATCGAGAATCCAGTCAAGAAATCTTCAACTAAATTTCGTCTAAAATTGCTGGACATTAACGAGGACATCATTGAGTTCCCGGACATTCATATGAATGTCGTGACCACCTTGCCATCCGTAGACTTTCAGCGCATCACTCGCGACATGGGGAACCTGGCTGTAGAGATGGACATCATCCGCGAGGGTCAGAAGCTTATTCTGAGTTGCAAAGGAGACTTTGCGGACCAAATGACGAGCATCGAGTTTCCTGACCCTCCAGTGAAGCGCACGGGAAACACGTTCAGCCTTAAGTACATCAACCTGTTCACCAAGGCGACCAATATGTGCTCGAGTGTCCAGCTCATGCAAGACTCTGAGAATGAGAACATGCCAATTATATTCAGGTATACAATTGCTAATTTGGGAGACCTGAAGTTCTATTTGGCGCCAAAAATTGATCCTTAAACAATAAGGACATTTGTCGGAAATGGAGGCGCGGTTCAATGAAAGGGTACAGGAATGTAGGACCGAGGCTGAATTGGCGGAGTATCTCCTGGACTGTATTCCTATAATAAAGGAGTACACTTCAGAAGCTTCCGAAGAGGTAAGTACCAAACATGTTCTCAACTTAAAGGTGGCTTCACGCAAAGGTGTTCAGCGTCAGGACATTTATAAGCGGTACATGACCGAAGTGGAAGGTCACGTAGACGCGACGACGGTACGAAGTACAGAAGACCATATGAAACCATGTAGAGGGTGCGGTGCGATGTTCTCGCGAATATTTGACGACGTCCAGAGCGAAGAGTCGTGTTCAAATTGCGGAATCATAGATACGGTGTTGTGCAACGAGGTGGGATTCAAGGAGGAGCAGGAGATGGAAAAGAACGTCGTATATTCATACAAACGCGAGAATCATTTTAACGAGTGGATAAGCCAGTTCCAGGCGAAAGAATCCACAAGCGTCCCTGATATGGTCATAGAACAGCTCAGGGCTGAATTTAAAAAGCAAAAGATAAAGGACCTTTCTGAAATTACTCATGAAAAGGTCAAGACTCTATTAAAAAAGCTAGGCTGGGCCAAATATTACGAACATGTACCGTACATTTCCACGATTCTGAACGGTATCCAGCCACCTACAATGCCTCAGGCGCTCGAGGATAAGCTCCGGCTTATGTTCCACAAAATACAAGCTCCTTTTGAGAAACATAAACCAGGAAACAGAAAGAACTTTTTATCATACTCTTTTGTACTTTACAAACTCTGTGAATTGCTTGGGCACGACGAATACCTGCCGTGTTTTCCACTGCTCAAGAGCCGAGAGAAACTCTACGTACAGGATCAAATTTGGAAGAAAATTTGCAATGAATTACAGTGGGAGCACATTCCCACAAACTAACAGTCGATCTGGTCGGGGACGGGCTCGATGGGCTTGTCCCGTGCGATGACTTCAAACTCGAAGTTGCCCCTCTTGTCCGGGAAGTTGATGAGGTAGCCCGTGTCCAAGTTGAGTAGCTGAAGGTAATTTTGGGTCTGAATTCGGTAAGTCTCGTTGAGCTTACTTACCGACTTGAGCTCTATGACGTACTTGCGGTCGACGATGAGGTCTGCTCTTAGGTGTCCGACGTTTTGACCGGCGTAGAAGACCGGGACAATGCGTTCGGTTTCGTAGTTCACGAGGCGATTCCGCAGAGCCACCTCAAAGGCACAATGGTACACGGACTCGCTGTAACCCGGTCCGAGGGACGACCAGATGTCCCTTGAGACCTCTCGGAGGGTGTGTTCCATATACAGTTGTTTATAAGGAGGCACTGTCTTTAGTACAGGAACCACCTTAGGTTTGATCGGATGAGAGAATTTCACGTTTTTTGTCGGTGGGACGTTGTAACTCGCCCTGACTGATGCGTACATTACTTATTTTATTACTATTTTGTCTCTAACGTGTTTTGGAAGGAAAGAAGCGATGTAATTCCATTGTGAATTAGCACCCCAAACCTCGAAAAAGGCAATATCCAGCCCCTGACTCGCTGCCGCTATAGTGTATTTCATAAAAGGAACAAAATTGAGGTCTTCAAATGCAAAGTCTCTGATATCGAGCTTGATGACAAGGATCCTTCGGTCCTGTTCCAAAATTTCATGAATTTCACGAGTCGCTTCGACAGTTTCTACCGCCAACGCATCAGCGTCATCGAGTGACATTGGCTGCTCTTCAAGATATTCTTTTCCTGAAATCTTGAGGAACAAATGGTCCTGATTGCTCTTTAGTCTGTACCATGATAGGAAACGGTACCGACCCATCCTGGACTAGTCGTATTTTATTTTAAAATTGCGTTTGCGCGGGTGAGTAAACTTTTTTATTATAGGTCCCGCTATTCACGGGATCTGGGACCCTGTTGAGTGGGTTTAGTGATTTGCTAGGGCCAGTTGACCAATACGGTTTGCCGCAATGGCCGGTCGCCCGTTGCGCGAGTTTAGTATCATTTGCAACATACGAGTCTGTTGAGCCATTTGTTTCTCGATAAGAGAAAGTTGTTCCTTCTTACTCTGACGTTCCATGCGCGCCTCACCATACTGTAAAATACGGGAAATTATGTATGCCACGATAAACATTGATAACATAAATTGACCATATACTGTTGATGTAAATTGACTCACCGCCATGGCGGTGGTTGCCGTTCCTGACCGGGTCGCAATTGCCGTTGTCAAAAGGGCACTCTGTTGAGCAACCTGAGTCGCGGCCGATTTCTCCTTTAATTTAAACGCACTGAACCAGTGCTTATTGCGATTAGTCGAGGGTGCGCCTAATGTTTTTCCCGGGCCGTATCCAGCAGCCCCTGCGAAATTAACGAATGCTCCAACTGGACGAGTAGCGATGATCAGTAAAAGAGCAAACAGTGTAAGACCCATACGACCCTTGCGATAGAACGTCATAGGAGTCGTATAGCGAAGAGCCTCACGCGCCTCAGTTTTAGTCATTTTCATAATGTTCTCTTTATTGAGAGAAATGCGACCCGGTGCACTCGTAGCACGTGGTGAAACCGTTGCTCTATTTCTTCTTACGGAAGCAGATGTCACAGAACGTCCTCGACCATTAAGTGAAACCATTGTTATTATTAATTATAGATATTTTTTTACCTTCCTGAAAGTTCCCGGTACAAGTTGGCGTTTAGGTTCCTCAACATATTGATGTTTGACCGACGCCCTGTACCTCCCTGGCTAAAGTAGGCCATGTTCGCGGCACTGAAGCGTCCAGGGGCTCCGCGAAGAGAGTATGACTCCGCGGTACTTCCACGAGTTCTTGGCCCAAGATTCCGCGAACGCCCAAAGTCTATAATCTTCACATTCTTCACCTGGCCCGTACCCTTGTTGATGATGACGTAGGCGTTTTCCCAGTGGAGGTTGGAATGGGACGTTCCGAGTCTATGCATAGCCATAACCTTGTTGTAAATCATCTTGTACGTTGGCAAGTTCATCTTACCCCCGATAGAATTCTTATAGTTGTAAACGCTCATAAAGTTATTGGTCGGGCTCTGCTTCAGGTGATTCATCACGTGGATGGCGATCCGGTTCACGTTGTTTCGGCCACCAAAAATTTTAGAAGCCAATTCACGATTGATATTGACGACGTGGTAGTTGCGGCTGCGTGGTGCAATTCCAAGAGCGCCCAGTTGTGCCTGGAATCGTTTCTCAGCATTGCTGTTGCGTGAATACGGCGTCACCTTCACGACCACGTTCGCACGGCTTGTGGAAAATACCGCACCGTTCGCAGAGGGGGTCCCTATACGCTTCAAAATCTTACCGTAATTCCAGTCTGGAATTTTGTTTTGAATCGTGTAGTGGAGAGCACGAGCATCGGGCTTCTGAGAACGCGCCCATGCTGGTAACACGTACGACTTTACAGCTCGTAACATTAATATTTACCGCCCAAAAGATTTTGAGTACTTGCTACGGACCCACATGGCATCAGCCTTGTAGATGCGGGACGCACGGGGCAGAGTCCGCTTGGTCAGGGTGCTGATGGCAATCAGACGGCGCATGACGGCCAGGGGCTTCTCGCCCTGGCTGATGCCCTTGCTCAGAGCCTTATGGCGGTTGGTCATCGCCTCGACGGGGTGGTAACCGTACTTGGTGAGCATACCGCCCTTGAGCTTACCAATAACCTTGGTGCTCTTACCCGCGGCACCAACGTCCTTGGCGGGAACGGCTGACACACGGCTCACCGCCGCCTTGCGGACGTAAGAGTACCGGGTACCATCACGACGGGTTACGCGGACGACGCGGCGAGTGATGCGACGAACGTGGCTGGAACGCAGGGCCGACTTCATTTACTATGCGTCAAGAAAAATTGATGGCGTGGCCCTTCATAAACATCCTGAGCTTCCCGTCATTTGACGCGCCGAAATCAAACACGTCACTGTCAGACACATCTATGTCCAGTGTGGGCACTTCATATACGGCTCTCAATTTTATTGTAGAATTGAGAATGCTCAAAGCATAAGATTTCAGATCCGAAACGGGAACTGGCCGTGACATGGCAATCTTCATGGCGAGAACCTCACCTTTCCTCCCCAAGAAAGGACCTGATGGGGTTGTCTCCGCCGCTCCACCGTCTATATACGTCCACTCATCAATCTTCACCGTAGAAAACAGGAATGGAATTGCGATGGTCGCACTGACCACGTTGAGGACGCTCAATTTTGGAGTAGAATCCACAGAAAAGTAGTTCGTCTTCATAAGGTCCACGCAGTAGGCGCTTACGTGAAACTTTATAGGGTGCCATGCATAGAGTTCCTCAAACGTGACGTCCGGTTGGCCTATGAACTTGGTACACGCCTCAGACAGAACCTTTCGAATCTTGGTTGGTGGCACGAGACCATAGCTTTTCATAAAGTTTTTCAAATTTGGTTTCATAATCTGTTTCACGGGCACGGTGAGGGAATAGTCGAGGACCTTTGAGAGATCCCCTTTCGTCGCGAGAAACAGAAAGGCCAAAAGGCCCCCGGCTGACGCCCCTGAGATTTCCTCAAGATCCTCGAGTCTACCGGTTTGTTTTAGTTTTGAAAGAACTCCTAAATAAAGGAAGAAGCCCATGGCTCCCGGACCGATGGCAATGCACCGGACCATTCTATAGTTTTAATTTAATAATACTTGGGGAACTGACCGCGCAGGAAGGCGAACACGAGTGCAAACACGAGAGTGTGTGCGCCCACGGCCGCTGGAGAGGTCTGACGGGACATGAACAGACCAGCGTTCTTGGGTGGAATGGTCAGCAGCACACCTGGGGTCAGCAGCACGAACAGGACAGCTGGGACGATCAGGTCAGCCTGAGTCAGGCTGATCTTCAGCACAAACTTGGCGATGACCCAGTACACGAAGGTCAGGACCAGGGCGTGGAACAGAGCCTGGACCACCAGACCAGCACCCTGTGGCAGAGCCAGGAGCATACCAGGGCTGAGCACAGCGAACAGGATGGCGGGGACGAGAACCTTGGGGCCGGTAATGTCGAACATTGTTACAGTTCACTCATATAATTTTTGGCCCATCCGTAAAAGTTCTCAGATTGAACACGGTCACAAATAATGGGAAGTTCAGCGATAAGGTTCCACATGATCTCATGATGCTCATTCTGCGGTGTTGCGTCGTACCAATTGGACGAGTTGAGAACGAGGTTCACAAAGTCTGGAAACCGAGCGCGAGTTTCTAGATATCGTTCTTCCATATAATCTCGAATTTTCATCCAACCATCGAGGAGTTCCTGGGAGTACATGTCTTGCCAGTCTTCTGGATGGAGTTCGGGATCGAATTCGTCCGACCCGTCCGAATCGTACGCAAGGTCGTAATTGTACGCGTCACGTGAGTACTCGTCGTTACGACCCATTTTTGTTCTTGAATTATAAACGTTCCAGCCCTCTAAGCCTCGAGTACAGACTTGAGGCCCGTGACCATCACACCGTCCGTCTCCTTTACAGGAGCTGCGTCCAGAATGGCCTGGAACGCACCCTCAACCTGAGCCTCGTTACCACCGAAAAAGGTGCCCAGACCCTTCTTGATCACCTCCTTGGTCAGAGCTCCCTTTGTCTTTTTTGTTTTGAAATTCACCTTGACCTTGTCCTGAACCTTTACAGTGTCTATTTCGCGCTCTTTCATTTCCTTCGTCACAAACTGGCGAAGATCCTTCTCGCGCTTGTTGAGAACGCTGAGATCTTTGCGAGCTGCGGCTAACTGGGCCTTGAGAGCGACCCACTCAGTCATTGCCTGTTTAAAGTCCATTTTCTACTAAATACAAAGCACTTATTTAAGCGAAGCTAACGCATTATCATCACAAAGCCTTCGGCTTTGCTCTCTTACTGATACTCCGGGC